AAGTCCACCTACTGAAGATTTACAAGGTATATTTCTTCCTGTTGTTAATGTACAAGCCATATTATTATAATTTTTATAAGAAAGGGTAAGTAGGCATATACCCCACCTACCCTTCTATGTTAAACAATTTATTAAGCTAATGTCAATAAAGATAGGTCACTTCCTATTCCATATTGTACACCTGCTGAGAATCTCATTACTACTCTTACGTTTTGAGAACCATCTAGGTCAGCCATATCTAATAACTTAACTTCGTTGTGGTCAGATAAAAGACCTGTACCAAAGTAAATGTTAGATTTTTGTCCTGCAACGATGTGATTAGTTGGCATACCTGGAGCTAATACAACTTCGATTCCATCGAAAGAAAGTGCATTACCTTGATTGTACCATAAACCACCTCTTGCATCAACACCTGAACCACCAACACCATTAGCAGCATATCCTCCTAATTGTCTGATGTATGATTGCCAAGCTATTGTAGGAACATAGATTTTTAAATCTTCTTTTCCATAAACTGCAGAAGGTAAAGAATCTACTACATTTTCTAAAAGACTGATTATGTTAGTTGAACTGAAAGCAGTTTCACCACCGTTAGCTGCATCGTTAACGTCTGCGTCTGCTGCTGCTAATACTGTGATTCCATCAAATTCTCCAGCGTTTCCGTTTACACCACCCCAAATGTTTTGCTCATTCTTTTCTGCTACCAATCCTGCAACGTGTCCGATTAAGAAATCAGAAAACTTTGGAGGTAATTGGTCATTTAGAGAACTGTATCCCATTGAAATCGCTTCCCAATCTGAGATAAAGTCTTGCTTACAAAGCTCAAGGTTTACTTGGAATTGCTCTGGTTGTAAGATTCTTTCTGTTAAAGTAACAGTAGCTGTGTCAGTAAAGTCACAAGAAGCGTCTTTAATAACATTTGAATCAGTTGCTACTTTTTTGATAACATCTTTAAATTTAACGTTAGGTTTAATTTCGATGTTTCCTTTTTCTAATGTAGGAGAACTTAATAGAGCAGCAGAAATATACTTCCCTGAAAACTCACCTGCATATGTACTTGTAATTGAAACTGTAGTTGCCATAATTTAATTTAATTTAATTTTTATTTGAAATTTGCTATTTTACTATATACTATATCTTTAGTTGTTAGGTTTCTCTTTTGAGAGTAAACAACTTTGTTTAATTCTTCTTTTGCTTCAGGAGAATGCTTGATAGGTTCAGAAGCAGGTTTAGATAATTCTTCTTTTAGAGCTTCATCTTCTTGACAAGCAAGTTCTGTCAATTTATGTGACATTAATTCTTCTTCCTTTTGCATTTCTTCTTTCTTACCTTCCTTCATCAATTCTTTGATTTCTTCTACCATAGATTTGATTTCAGCAAGTTCTTGTTTAGTTGCGTACTTGTCTTCTTTTTTTAATTCTTCTTCTACTTCTTCCACAACTTCTTCTTCTCCACCTTCTTTGATTTCTGAAATAATACCATCTTCTGCTATTACTAAGATTTTACCATCTTCCATTTCGTACTCTCCAATAGGTAAAGCTACTTTTTCATCGTCAGTTAAGATAAATACTTCTTGTCCTGACTCGAATGATTCTGCTTCTAAAACAGTACCATTTTCTAATTTAGCTTGAGCAAGTTCTATCTTTTCTTCAGTAGATAATTCTACACCCAAGACGCTTTTGATTTGATTTAACATTTCCATAGGTTTCATATTAATATATCGTATTTAGTTAATTATTTTGCATTTTTAAGAGTTTCTATTTATACTTCCTATACCTTGTGCGTGTAATGAACCATCACAGCATTTAATACTATAGGTTTCTTTATCCCAACAAAGACAAGCTCTGTTTCCTCCTTGTGGACTTACATTATATGTAGTATCTTCATATTTATTACGCATAGTTTTGTGTTTTTTGTATAAAGTATTCTATGTCCCAAACAGTAGAAGTACTTCCGTTTGATTCTATATAGATAGACGCTCCATTATCAAGAAAGTTTTGGTCTATATAATATTGAAATACATTATGAAACACTTGTGTCGTTGCATTTCCTTTAATATAAGCTAAAGCAATATCAAGATTCTCAATAACACCTCCTCCATTTTGAATTGACAAATCTAAATATGTTTGATTTGCATTTGGAGTTTGTGCTTTAAATTCTATTGTTATTATATAAACGTCGTTTAAATGATCTCCTATTATTTTTTGATTTGCACCGTTTTCATAATATTCAACAGAAGAGTCGCTTCTAATTACAGTTCCTTTATTATTAGGCAATAACGCAGAAACACCATCTGCTAAACTTAATGGTGATGCTGCTGTATATTCGCTATCTATGTATCTAGCCCATCCTACATTAGTTCCTAAACCTGCTTGTGGGTGTAGCTTAATCCATTCTCCCTCATAAACTGTATATACTCCACTTTCTGTAGTTACAAATGCTCCTTCTTCTATTTTATAAGCGTTTCTTATTGCATCAGTATCGACATCAACTTGTACTTTATAAGATGTGTTTCTTAATGTAGCCATAAATTATTTAATTGGTATGCAGTTAGGTACTAATCTTCCATTTTTTCTTTTCATTCCATACTGCTCATATCCTGCTTGACAAGGTTTTTTAAGTTCGTGTTGTTCACAAGGCATAAACCATATCTTACCTTCATACTCGTGTTCGTGATAAGAGTTACACCCCATATCTTCAGCCATCTCTATAGCTTTTTCTTTTGTGGAGTATGCTAACCTATCATCTATTATAGCATAGTCATCATTTATCTTCATAGAAGCTAACTCTAATTCTTTTAGTTTAGATTCACTCCATCTCTTTGCTGCTAATCCTCCCCATAAGTAGAAACTTATAGTTCCACATTTAGAATTATCACTTGGTTCAAAGTATTCTTCTGCTCTTGACAAATAAGAATACATTCTTTTAATAGTTTCTTTACTTATTGGTTTACCTTGTGCAAGTTGTGTTGCTCTAATCTTACCAACTTGTGTTGCACATTTATTGTTTACTTTCTCATTCAGTTCTAATCCTTTTTTAGCATTATTCTTAACTGCATCAGGATAGTCTGTATAAGATTCCATTACCATCTTCTTTCCACTCTTAGTTCTTTTGTCTCCTTTTATAATACCTCTAATAGTAGATAACAATTCTTTTGCTTCTTCTTCCTCAATCTGAGCTAAGTCGTTTATAGTTGCATCTTTAGGTCTTTCCATTTTATCTACAAAGTAACCTTCTATAGAAAATCCTTTAACCTTACCTGTCTTTACATAGTCATTCCAAACATCTTCATTGTTTACTTTTACAGTACCCATCCAAGTGCCTACAGGAACTTCCATATCGTACTTCCTGGATTTATCGTGAACAGTATCTTCTACTATCCAACTTTCTACTAAAGACAAACCATTTAGAGAATATTGATGCTCTAATGTTGAATTGTTTTGGTTGCCTTTCATTAAATACATTTGGGATGCTTTTAAAACCGTATCTTTGGAGAAGTATATATAATATTCATCCTCTCCACTCCTTCTATATATAGGCTTGTTAGGGATTAATAAAGCTCCCATTAAGATTCTTTTTTCTTCGCTAACTTCTGCTAATTTTATTTCATCACTTTTTAAAGCAACAAAATCTTCTTCTATTGCAGGATTCTCTACAATGCTTATTGCTTCAATCCCATTTAGCTCCTCATTTTCATCTAAAATAAGTTCTACTATTTTCATATTTATATATCGTTTAAAAATTAATATTTTGTATTTTATCCTATAGTTGCTCCACTTACAATATTTCTATCTAACTCTTGAGCAGTTGTTACATCATTACTAACTACAAATGCTTTTACTGGTTGTTGTTGTTGTGAAGCTATTGCACCTGCTAATTGATTAGCTCCTGATGTTCCTACTACATTAAATGCAGGTGGAGCTGAAGAAGGAGAATCTACACTTGGTGTAAATGATGAAGCCATTGATGAAGCCTGTGCTTTTGTTTTACCTACTGCACTTTTAACACTTCTAATAATTGATACACCTTGTGCAATCGCTGCTGCTATAGTAATAATGTTCTGAGGAAATCCTATTTTACTACTTTCAGAAACGTTTTGTGATGCATTAACACCTGCTTCTCCTATTGCTTGTGAACCTTTAAAAGTTATTCTTTTTACATCTAATAAAGTTTCTTGTAATGCTAATGCTTGTTTAGCTATGAGTAATGCTTTACCTATTCCTGACTCTGCATCAGCAAATTGACTAATGGCATCTACTACCATTTGCTTATCTCTAATCTTTTGTTTTTCTAAGTCTCTTTCTTTAGTAGCTTTATCTAATTTTTCTTGGAAAACTTCTTCATCTATCTCAGCTATTTTTGATTTATAATCTCTCTCAAGATTTAATAACATTTCTTTCTTAGTTGCTTCATCTGTTATTTCTCTTTCTATCAAAGCCTTCTTAGCATCATAGTCTTGCTGTAATTCTGTACGTTCTATTTCTCTTTCTGTTTTACCAATAAGAGCTAATTCATTTTGTAAGTCTTTTTGTTCTCTTAAAAGTGAGTTAGTATTGGTTTGTTGTTCACTTCTAAACCCTGTAATCTGTGCTTCTATTGCAGCTTGTTCATTTAATGCTTCTTGATATGCTACTTGCAAATCAATATTTTCTTTATTTTTAGCAAGTTCAACTGCTGCTTGATTTACTCTTGCTTGAGCATTAGCTTTCATAGCTTTTTCTTGCTCATCAAGTAATATGCCTAAATCATCATTAGCTTTTATTCTTTCTTCAAAACTCTTACTTTCATCGTCTCTTATTTGTCTTAACTGCTCTGCTTGTCTATCATACTTTTCAATTAAACCTTGATTAGCTGCTTCTGCAAGTCTTGCACTTTTTTCTAATTCTACATTTGATTTTGCAGCTTTTATAGTTCCTTTAACATATTCCCCTATAGTTGTTGTTACTTCTTCATAACTTTTATCAACTCCTGTAATAACATCTATACTTTCTTTTCCTGCTTGTTTAAAACTATCTACAGCATCAGAAAAATTACCTTTAAATAAATCTCCTATACCTTTAGCTACAAAACCTAATGTTTCTTTAAATTGTTCAAATCTTACTACTAACCCATCATAAATTGCACTTCCAAAATCTTTTATTGATTGTACTGGGTCAGTAAATAAACCTTTAAATGCATTAATAATAACTCCTGCATTAGAATCTATAAAATTAAAGAAATCATTAAATGCTATAGATAATGCTTCAAATGTAGTAGAGAAAAAATCAGTTACCTTTTGGTTTTGGTTTAATATTTCAGTAAACTTAGCAAATGCTGCAATAGCTAAACCAATACCTGCAGCTTTTAAAGCTCCTCCTATTTTCCTAATACCTCCTGCAGTTTTATCAGATGCCTTTTCT